ATATCGGAGTAATAGGATGCCTCGTCCGCGCTTGCGCCGTAGGCGTTCATCACTGCCGACAACACGGTGGTCACTTCTGCAAGATCCGCACGGCCTGCAACAGCCAGTCGCTCCGCTTCTGCCACAAAACCAATCGCATCAGCGTAATCAGTGCCGGTCGAGATCGCCTGATATACGGCGGCATTAATCTGCTCAATCGATTTGCCGCTGTTCTGACTGAATTCCAGGATGCCGTCAGCCAGCTCGCGTACCTGCTCATCCGTGGCGCCAAACAGCGTACCGATCTCTTGCAGCGCGCCTTCGAACTTGCCCGCCTCATTGACGGCAATGCCTGCCATCGCTAGGCCGATGCCGACCAACGCGGCCTCGGTGCTCAAAATGGTTTTTGTGAAGTCCGCCATCGGTCCGGTAACGCTGCCGACCTTGCCCTGCAGCTCGTCCAGGCTTCGCCCGACGCTCTGCACAGTAGGGCCGACGTTATCGACACCGGCAAAGATGATCTCGATTGTGCGTTGCAGGTCAACGGCCATTATTTTGATTCCCGAGTTGCGGCTTTGTGGTCGTAGTAGATGATCCAGAGCTCACGCTCTGAAGGGGTCAGGTAACCCTCTGGGAAAAGGTCCGGCCGCACCTCGAACAGGAAGCGGCCCCGCAGATCACAGAGAGTCAGGGCGTCTCTGACGTCTTGCCTTTGCCAGAGGGACGCCGCTTTACCACGGCGGCTGCACCCATGCCGGTCAGCCGGCTGATTTCAAGCCAGAGTTTTTTGAAGGCCACCGGGAAATGCTCGGCAATATTCACCACGTCCTGCAGTTGCAGCTCGGGTGCGACTACGCCAATCCGGACCATCTCCAGCTGCTTCTTCAGTGTGGCTTCGATGTCGTCACCGCCGATGATGCCCAGCACCTCAGCAGCCACTTCGGCCTTGTCATGGTCAGCGCCACCGGCCAGTCGCTTCAGCAGTTCCTGTGCCGCGTTGCCCACCGGGATCGCGTTCTCGGCGCGGTGCAGGTCGTTGCTGCTCAGCATGCGGATGGTGAATACAGGCTTTGCGCCATCAGGGAAGAAGTCGGCAAGCTCCGGCAGGAGTACATCATCCTGCCGGGGCTCGAACTTCGCCTGACGAAAAGCGTTCAGGTCAAAGCTCATACGGTTATGCTCCTACCGGCTGCGCCTTCTCGGATGCGGATACGGTACAGCTCATGGTCATCGCGCCGGATGCCGGATAGCTGCGGTTCACACCCAAAATGCCCTGGTACACGAACTTCACGCCGGTACGGTAGCGGTTTGGCAGGAACTCGAACCACAGGTTCTGGCCTTCCAGCTTTGCCAGGGTGTCGGTGATACCGTCATTCATCGCGTAGGTGAACGAACCCTGAGACAGCGAGCGGGACACGGAACCGATGGAGCGGCCATAGTAGGCTTCGGACGAAACCGAGAACGCCTCTTCCGGTACCACGTTGTCACGGGTCGGCTCAATGTCCTGCAGCAGCGGTGTGGCGTAGCTGGCATAGACGCCTTTCGGCTTGTCACCGGTGTGGATGGCGGGCAAAGCGCCAGCAAAAGCCACGGTGCCGGTGTAGCTGTCGACCTCAAACAGCGGCGCGTCATAACGCTCCTGATGCAGGCCGACCACCTGGAAGATCTGGCCTGTGGTCACCAGCGCGGATGCCTGAGCGTTCAGGCGCACCTGACCGATCTCGATAGAGCCGACCGGAATGTACGGCGGACCACCAGCAGCGCCGCGGGTTTCACTGAAACTGGTGCCTTCGGTACCGGCCACCACGGCGATAGCGCCAGTGTCGTCAATGGTCACAGAATTGATGATGTGGGTGCTGGTGGTTGCGCGGGTCACAGCCACAGCGGTGTTGCCGCCCACGGCAGTCTCGGTGCCGCCCAAGTTGCACAGCACCGCCTCGACCGCCACGGTGTCTGCAGTAGACCCCGGAGTGATAGAGCCGCCGTTGATCACACCGTCAGGCTTTACGTCCGGCTCAAAGCCAGCGCGGCCAGACCAGGGAGCGGCCAGGCCTTCAAAGGTGGTTGCGTCGCCGGAGTCCAGCAGTGCATCCATCGGGTAGGACTGCTGGCCGGTTTCCATGCGCAGCAGCGCATTATCTGCGTTTGCCATGTTGTTACCTCATGTCGTTGATGTGCGCGGTTGCGCGGTTTTGGAAAATCGTGCGCACGAAGGCGCGGAACAGGCCGGATGGACTGCTCTGAAATGGTTGCCAAGGAATGGGGGTTACTGGCTGAACGGGTCGCCGTGCTTGGTGTGGTAGGTGATCTCGACCTGCAGCGACAGGCCAACGATCCGCAAGCCAGCCTCGGGCGTCAGTGGGATCATGCTGCTTTCGGTCATGTTGTCGGCCAGACCTGCAAAGGTCGGGTCAGGCTCGCCTGTGGCCGGGTCGTTGAACAGCGCCAGCACCAGATCACCGTACATGCCGGACACTGCCGCAGCCGGTGAGGCGTAGCCGCTGGCATCCTGCCGGATGAACTCAACGGTCAGATCCATGATGTGCGTCAGCCGGCCATAATCGTCACGACTGGCTTCCTGTGTCTGATCCCACACGCAGACGAACTCGGATTCGTCTTCGTACTGTTCGCGGCGCAGTACCGGCACGGTCGTCAGTGGTGCCAGCCGGGCCATGACGGCCTGCACAATCTGTTCGCGGATAATCACAGCAGCCCCCGGTCAATCAGTCCGACCTGCCGGTCGAGTTCTTTCATCATCGCTTCCATCGCCAGCTCGTTGGCTTTCTCGGCCAGCCCTGGTGTCTGCTGGTAGATGGTCGGGATGCCAGGGCCTTCTTTGCGTCGCCATGGTGTGCGAGCGCCTTCTTTGTACTTGGGCGAATCAATGTTCACCTCGAACACACCGGAGTAACGGGCCTTAATCAGCGTGGCGATGAATGCGTGCCTGTACTTCTCGCGCTTTCCGTCACGCCAGATGCGGAAGCTGACGCCTGATTTACCTGCAGGCTTGGCGCCGTACTTCAGCAGGTTGATCGGTCCGCTCTTAAGGATCAGCTTGGCCTGAGCCGATCCCATGGTGCCGAGGCTGGCAAGCCGGAATGAGGTATGCTCGCGGATATCGGCTTTCTTCAATGCCGCCTTGGCGTAGATACCATCAACAACATGCTTGCGCCCCTGCCTGGTGCCATGGTTAACCGCTCGCATCACCGCCTTTTCAGCGCCGTTGCGGTAGCCATACAGCACGTCACGCACGCGCTTCAGGTCGCCTTCGTTAATCCGGATCGGCTGGCTATTGCCCACTACCCTGATCATAGATCCTCACTCACGACCACCCTCACGGTGTAGCCGTCATTCGCCACCTTGGACTCCACGCGCCAGACCGTGGTCTCGGTGTGGATCAGGTCTCGTTTTTTGAGGTCACCGACATCATCAACAAGCATCTCTGCCTCTGTGCGCCTTTCAGCAGTGTCAGTGTCGCCCGCGGATACCAGCTGGATATCACGCATGATGTGTACCAGCACATTCTCAATGAGTTCTGAAACACCGTACTTCTCCAGATCGCATGGCTCACCGCAGCGCACCAGGTTGCGCCGGGCTGCTCGTTTCATGGTTTTGTCGATGGACATGGTGGTTACCTCCGCATACTGAAACGGCCCCGTCTGGAGCCGTTTGGATGTGCAGAGATCAGCCGGTCAGCTTCACCACTGCGCCCGGACGGGTGCAGAGGAAGATCGGGTTGGACTGGGATTCCAGTGCCATGCCCTTGTTCATGGCCAGCGGCTCCATCTTGGAGTAGTACGGCAGACCGTTGGTGTTGACGGTCTCCAGGTAGTTGGCCGGTGCAAAGCGGCCAATGAACAGCTCGGACACACCTTCGGGGATGGCGTAGGCTTCATCGTCACCGATGAACTTGTTGCCACCGACCTGGCCGCGGTACTGCTCGAAGATCGCGCCACCGAACTCGAAGCCTCCGCGCGGATCGTTACGCAGCATTTCGCCGTTGTTCCAGCGCTCCCACGCCGGCGCAACCTTGTCGTGACCGATCAGGTTCTTGAAGTAGTTGCGACCACACAGCACGCGCACGCCGGTGAAGCTCACGCCGCCCAGCTTGTCCTCGATCAGATCGAGCAGACCCAGCACTTTCTCACGCACCTTGGTGGTGGCGGTACCCAGTACCAGGCTGTGAGTGGTCTGGTTGATGCCGAACTGAGTCAGCAGGTTGACCAGCACGGTGGAGCCGTCGGAGTCCAGCAGCTGGCCCTTGGCCGCGCCGATCATCAGGTGCTCCAGAGTGGCGTCGATCTGACGGCGGTGCTTGGCCAGATGGCGGTTTACCACAGTCTGCACGGATTCGACTTCAGTCTCTGAGCC